CTAGGAGGCTGCATGGCGAAATTACAAATATTCGTTAATGGCAACTTTGCTGATGGTGAAGAGGTTTACCAGATTGGAACGAAAAACAAGGATGGTCTAGGAGGAACCGCTGACGGTGAATTCGATATCGTTGTTTTTGATCCAATGCGTAAAGCTGAAGCAGAGGCTAGGTTAAAGGAGCTTTCAAAAAATGCTGACAAGTCTTCAGAGAAAAAAGAAGAAAAGAAAGCGTCTAAGAAAGATACAGAGACTAAACCGGCTGCGAAAAAACGAAAGTCTCCAGCAAAATCTAAAAGTTAATGGCTAGAAACTACAAGGAAGAGTACAAACACTTCCATTCAAAGCCAGATCAAAAGAAGCGTCGAGCAGGTAGGAATGCCGCTCGACGTAAGCTTTTGGAGACAGGCGCTGTAAGTAAAGGAGATGGAAAGGACGTTCATCATAAAGACGGAAACTCTCTTAATAATAAAAGAAAAAACCTTAAAGTAGTTTCTAAGAAAAAGAACAGAGGTTCTTTGAGGGTCAAGTGACGATTTCTAGAGCGCAGCAAAAGAAACAAATTTCTAGCTCACCCGCCAAGCGTAAAGTAAAAAAGGTAATGGGTGAGTATAAGAAGGGAAAGCTTAAATCTAGCTCAGGCAAAAAGGTAACAAGCAAAAAGCAAGCGGTTGCCATTGCTTTGTCTGAGTCCAGAAAAAAGAAAAGGAAAAAGTAATATGCCGAGTAAACTTCTTGGGGCTATAAGCCCTGCTTATGGAATGGCTACTGGAACTAGCCCTTATAGGGATATTCTGGGTTCTTATGGAAAAGAGGCTCATGACGCGGCAATAGATAAAAGAGAAGCGGAAGAGAAGGAAAAAGAAAGACTTGCTAAAAAAGAAAGAGATTTACAATTATCTAAAAAATTAGTTAGTTCTTCTTCTGGCACAAAAAGAATGAAAGCGGGAGGCAGGGTTAGGCCTGTTGATGGCATGGCTATTAAAGGTAAAACTAAAGGGAGGTTTATCTAATGGGAAAATTAAAAATTCCCGGAATTAATTCAGATTGGCGAAGAGCATTAGTTATGGATCCTCAATACCAGATGGGAATTGAGTTCGGAGATGATTCATTAAAGAAATTTCCCGGTTTGCCCAATAGCCCAACATCGTATGTGGAAAAAGCTATTCCAGCAGATAGTGTTTTGCATCCGCATAGCAGTCTTCTTGTAGAAGAGGAGGCCGCAAAAAGAAGAGAGGCTAGAAGAAAAGAAAAAGAAGAGGAGTGGGAGAGGGTTAGACAGAGTATAGCTGATAATTCATACAGGCCTTTAGCTGCAACAAGAAATATGTCTAAAGGCGGAAGAACAAGACCCATTGACGGCTGTGCTATTCAGGGCAAAACCAAGCCAGTGATGTTTTAAATGGCTACTAGCGGAACATACACATTTACATTAGATCTTGGAGATGCCATTGAAGAGGCTTTTGAAAGAGCTGGGCTTCAGCTTCGTGGTGGCTATGATTATCGCACAGCCAGAAGAAGCATTGACCTGTTAATGCTTGAATGGCAAAACAGAGGATTAAACCTGTGGACGGTTCAAGAAGGCACTCAAACCCTTACCGCTGGTACTAGCAGATATACTTTGTCTGGTGATGTGCTTGATATTGTAGAGGCGTTTATAAGAACTGATGCTGCTGATGTAAGTAATCAGTTTGATCAAACGTTAAACAGAATGTCTATAAGTCAGTATGCACATCTTTCAAACAAGCTTACTCAAAGTAAACCTCTTCAATATTACGTTGAAAAAGACCCTTCTGCGATTTCTGTAAACCTTTGGCCTTCTCCAGATGATCAAAAGACTTATACGCTAGTTTATTATTATATGCAGAGAGTGGAAGATTCTGGCTCTCCAGCATCCAATAATATGGATGTTCCATCTAGATTCCTTCCTTGCTTAGTTGCTGGCTTGGCTTACAAGCTGAGCATTAAGTACGGGCCAGACACAAATAGAAGTACTTTCTTAAAAGCGGATTATGAAGAGCAATGGGTTGAAGCTGCCGATGCCGATAGAGGAAAGGCTTCTTTGTATATTTCACCGGGAGGCTATGCAACAGTATGACAAGTTTCGCTGCTGGAAAATATGCTTTTGGATATTGTGACCGAACAGGCTTTCGGTACGCAAAAAAAGATCTTGTTCCTCAGATTGAGAATCAAAGACCAACAGGGTTATTGGTGGGTAAAGATGTTCTTGATGAGGATCAGCCACAATTACAGCTTGGAAAGATCCGTATGGATGATCCCCAAGCGTTAAGAAATCCACGACCAGATCAATCTCTTGATGAAAGTAGAATGCTTTTTGCTTGGAATCCTGTTGGCGGAGGGGTGACTTCTCTTGGAAGCAGGACGGTTGGTCTTGATATAGAAGCTGAATCAGGAAAAGTGACGGTGACAACAAGCTAATGGCGTGGACATATACAACATTAAAGAGTGCGATTCAGGACTACCTAGAGACAACTGAAACTACGTTTGTCAATAATCTAGGCATTATTGTTAAGCAAGCTGAAGATAGAATATTAAAAACAATACAACTTCCTGATTTCCGAAAAAACGTTACCGGCACAACTACTGATGGAAACGCCTATCTTACTATGCCTTCAGATTTCTTGGCTCCTTATTCGCTTGCTGTTGACAATAGCGGATATGAGTTTCTTTTATTTAAGGATGTGAGTTTTATGAGGGAGGCATATCCCGCTGCTTCGACAGAGGGTGTGCCTAAGCATTATGCTGTTTTTGATGAGACAAGCTTTATACTTGGCCCAACCCCGAACGCAAATTTAACAGCAGAGCTTCATTATTTTTATAAGCCAGAGTCAATAGCCGATTCTAGTGATGGCACTAGCTGGCTCGGAACAAATGCTGAAAGCACATTGCTATATGGTTGTTTGGTCGAGTCATACACTTTTTTGAAAGGTGACCCGGATATGCTTAATTTGTATATGTCTAGATACGAGGACGCTTTAGGTAAACTTAAAATTCTTGGGGAAGGGTATAGTACTACCGATAGTTATAGATCTGGATCAGTGAGGCAAGCAAGACAATGATGGATGTAGGTGTGGGTGAAGTTGGGAATGTCAATGTTGTTACAACTAATAATGCTGGACTCCCTGTTGAGCATTGGGCTGAAAGAGCGACAAATACAATTGTTTCTGTAGGATCAAACAGTCATCCGCTAATCAAAGAACAGGCAGAAGCTTTTAAAGAGCAGGTTCGTCATGTGGTTAAGTACTATATGGATGAGGCTGTAAAGAGCGATAGAACAACTTTAATTGCCGAGCTGGAAATGAATAATCAAAAAGACATGGCCGATATTTTAAGGAGACTATAATGGCGATCACCCAAGCTGTGGCGACCTCGTTTAAATCTGAGCTTTTACAGGGAATTCACAATTTCCATAATGGCTCTGGTGGAGGAACGACTACTACAACAGGCACAGGCAATACCTTTAAGATTGCCTTGTATACAAGTAGCGCAACGATGTCAGCATCTACCACTGCTTATGCGACCACTAACGAAGTATCTGCTACTGGTACGGGCTATACGGCTGGTGGTAATACACTAACCAATGTAGATCCGACTACTTCAGGTACTACAGCGTTAACAGATTTTTCTGACAGCACTTGGTCAAGCAGTTCAATTACGGCAAGAGGAGCATTAATTTATAACTCCTCTACTACAGCAGGATCGGCTAATAGAGCAGTGGTTGTGCTGGATTTTGGCGCAGACAAAACTTCAACAAGCGGCGACTTTACCATTGCCTTCCCAACGGCAGATGCAAGTAACGCAATAATCAGGATTGCGTAAGGGCTGATGTGGCAGATGTTAAGGTTGCATTTGATGGATGGAATTCGTCCTCTCACGGATGGGGCGACGGAACGTGGGGCAATGGGTCTGCATTCCCGGCTAGTACAACGTCTGTCGGATCTGTCTCAGTCAGCGCGGATGCAAATATTACGCTTACTGGCAATGCGGCGACAGTCTCTGTCGGCTCAGTATCTGTATCCGCTGATGCGAATGTCTCTCCTTCTGGTAATTCTGTTACTGGGAGCGTTGGTTCGGTTAGTGTCTCGGGTACGGCAAGTGTATCACCAAGCGGAAGCGCGGCTACAGTATCCGTTGGATCAGTATCGGTATCGGCTGATGCAAACGTATCGCCAAGCGGCAATGCGGGTACAGTTGGGCTGGGATCGGTTACAGCTACAGGAACAGCGACAGTATCCCCTACAGGAAGCGCTGCAACGGTATCTGTTGGCAGCGTTACAGCGATTACAAGCAATACGATTTCGGTCACTAGCACAGAGCTTGTCGCGTCTACGGCAAGCGTTAGCATCAATGGTGACTCGATTG